TTGATCTCAACTTTGCTTCCAGCAAGTCCTTGATCGACTCGACCAGCGGCAAGAGTCTAATCACCTTCACCCGCGCCAGCACCGGCATGTACGTCGGCAGTGATGGGTTGATTAAGACGGCGGTGACAAACCTGCTGACTTATAGCGAGCAATTTGATAATGCGGCGTGGACAAAAACTAATTCAACTGTTACTACAAATGCAATTACAGCTCCTAATGGAACATTGACGGCGGATAAACTAATTACAAATAATGCCGCGTCTAGTGGCAGAGCAAGCGTTTCAGTAACTGCTGCAGTAACAGGGTCTCCTGCAACCTTGTCTTGTTTTGCAAAACAAGGTGAAACAAGTGTATTCGGTTTATTTATTTCTGATGGTGTTACAGGAAGATCTGCAGATTTTGACTTAATTACCGGAACCGTTTCAGGAACACCAACCGCTGGAATGACTGCCAGTATTGAAGCAGTTGGAGATGGTTGGTATAGATGCGTAGCCACGGTTGCGTCTATAACTGGTACTACGCGCAGCCTTCGTGTTATACAAACTGTTGTAGCAAATGATGGCATTAAAGGTTTGTATATCTGGGGTGCCCAATTCGAGGAAACCTCCACCGTTGGCGAATACATCCCAGCCACGTCCACGATCAACTCCGCCCCACGCTTCGACCACAACCCGACCACGGGTGAAAGCCTTGGCCTGCTGGTGGAGGAGGCTAGGACGAACTTAATTATTACATCTGAGGCTTTAGCAAATATCACTGGCGCTTCAATTTTAAACAATACAACAACAGCTCCAGATGGATTGGTTACAGCAGATACCCTGATCGAAGATACATCAACTGGTGGCCATTCGGTAAACACAGCTTCAATTACATGGGTTGGAAACACTACATACACTTTTTCTATTTTCTTAAAAGCAAACACTCGTAACCAGGTAAATCTTGCATTTGGATCATCTACATTTTGGGTAAATGGCCAAAGAAATGCTGTTTTTGATTTGTCTGCTGGAACAGTTATAGCAACGGCTGGCAGTTCGGTTACTGCGTCTATTGAACCTTTTTTAAATAGTTGGTATCGCTGTAGGATTACTGCTACAACTGTTGCCGTACCAGGATCGAGCGCTGTGCAAACTCAATTGTATGTAGGAGCAACTTCTTACACAGGTAACGGCACGTCTGGCTTATTCTTCTGGGGCGCCCAACTAGAAGCCGGAGCCTTCCCCACCAGCTACATCCCCACCACGACCGCAACCGCCACCCGCGCTGCTGATGTGGCGAGCATTACCGGGTCGAACTTTGGGGTGACGAGGACGAATTTGATATTGCAAAGCGAAGATTTTAGTGATTCAATTACATGGGCAAGAACAAATTCATCGGTTACTACAAATGCCGCTACAGCACCAGATGGTACAACAACAGCAGATAAATTAATTGTTAACAATGGCATAACTTCTTCATCCGCTCGTATTACGCAAACTATTGTTAAAGCAGCATCGGCAACAACTTATACTCATACGGTATTTGCAAAAACAGGAGAAAGCGGAACGGGCACCTTGCAAATAATTTTTACTGATACTGCTACAACTAGTAATAGTGCAACTTCAAGTTTTTCAGCTGTATCTGGAACTATTACAGTTGCAGCATCTGCTCAAGGAACTTTTACCAATGCGTCTAGTACTATTACTGAATTTGCAAATGGTTGGTACAGATGCAGTCTTACGGTTACTACTGGCACAGAGACAAGTATTCAATCTAGAATTTACAGTAGATTACCTACGACAGGCAATGGCACCTCTGGCCTATTGATCTGGGGCGCCCAACTAGAAACTGGCTCAACGGCAACGGCCTACATCCCAACCACGACCGCAGCGGTGAGCGTGTTTGAAAGCTCGTTCTACAACCAGGCGGAGGGGACGGTGTTTGGTCAATTTCTGCGAACTGCTTCAACCAACACACAGCAAGGTCGAGTCTTTAGTTTTAGTGATGGCAGCAACACCAACGCGCTTGAAATCTATCAAACAGGTGCTTCAAACCCTTCTGCTCAAATAACTGCAACAACAGCGCAAGCGCTTTGGACGCCTTCAGGTTTTACGGTTGGCGCGAGTATCAAGGAAGTTCTCGGCTATCAGTTAAATAATTCAAACGCATCTTTTAACGGAAGTGCTGAAACTTTGGACACGGCTTGTAATATTCCCACCGTAACTCAAGCAAGAATTGGAGATCGCCAAGATGGAGTGCGAAATCTGAACGGCACTATCCAACGCCTCACCTACTGGCCCGTCCGCTTAGCCAACCCCACCCTAGTTTCCATCACAGCACCATGACGCAGTTCCTACGATTTCCCGATGAATCCGCCTGGCTTGCGGCTGCTGCTGAGGCTGGGTTCTATTCCGAGCCTGTCCGCGCTCGCAACGATGACGGCACCTTCACCGCAGACGACCCATCCCCTCCAGTAAACGAAGCCTGGACTGGCACCCTGGCTGCCTACACGCATGACCGTGCGATCGACGTGGTTGGTGAGATCGTTGACATGGCTGGGTTCCATGTGAACTTTGCAGGTGAGCTGCCTGATGGGTGGGATGGGTTTGTGGTCAGCCCAGCTTCGCCGTATCGGGTGTTTGCGTGATCTCACTCAAAGCTGGACTGCCAATGCCCTGAGTAGATGAACCACCGGCCGGCCTTGTTGCCGATCTCGATCAGCTTGTGGCCGCTTTCCTCCCGGATCACCTTGCAGTCCTTGTAGGTCTCACCTGCCGGGACGGCCACCTTGGCGATCGCTGAAAGGTCATCACCTGGGATTGGGTGCTTCTTGAGGAAGGTCGGGACCTTGCAGGTGAAGCTGCTGGGCGCTTTGGCCTGCACGGCACCACAGAACAGGTCAACCTCAGCCCAGCGGCGCCGCACCAGGCCAGGCATCCCACCGTTGTTCCAGCGGGGCAGCTCCTGACGCGCAACGGTGTTGGGGTCTTCACCAGCATTGAGACGACGCCGCAGGGTTGAGTCCTGCAGGGCCCCCTCACCGCAGTTGAAGGCAAAGGAGACCAGGGCATCGAACTGGTTTTGGTTCAGCGGAATGGCGATCAGCTCATTGACGGCCCGAACAAAGCGGGCAACGTCCTTGGCCAGCAGTTCATCGGCCTTGGACTGGGGGATTGACTCGCCGCCTCTGACATCAGGGCCCGTGTGGCCATAGCCGATCGTCAAAACACCCGCAGGGCACACATAGGCGGTCAGCCGACAGCCCTCAAACTCCTGAATGAGCTTCGTGCCGGCGGCGGAAAGCGACTGCATGATGGCGGGAGTTCTACGACCCCCATCTTGCCGTGGCCGATCTCCTTGGGAAGCTTGCCGACATGCACGAAGAGCTGATCGACCAGGTTCTTGATGACCTCAGGAATGGGGATCGCAAGGCCCGAGGCGAAGCGCTGGCACTTCTGAAGCAGTCCAACATCAGCGCTGTGGCTCAGGAAGGTTCCACCCTGTCCAAACTGGCCGCCAAGCTCGATTTCTCCTCAATGGAAGGCAAGGTGGTGCCCCTCAAGAGACCTCCTGCTAGCGACGTACAGGATCGCCAACCCGAAGCCGGCTGACGCCCCCCTGGGCCCTGCTGGAAGCCCTAGGACGCATCCCTAGGGCCAGTTGATCCACCAGGGCGCCGGACTCATCCATCCAGGCTTCCATCGCTTCGTCCTGCAGGGCCTGGGATCGGCTGATTTGGGCCTTCTGTTGGTCCTGGGCCGCGGCCTCCACGAAGAACGCGCAGGCGATTGCCAAGGCATCAACGCGGTCATCAAAGCTCAAGCAACCCCTTTCAGGTGTCAGCCGTGACATCTGGAACATCAGTGAGCGGTTGTACCCACTTTCTGGGTCTTCTTCCGTCATCCGATAGTCCTGCTTGATGACAGCAGTGGTGACAACAAGCCGGTGCTGCTGCACCAAGGGGCCAAGCGTGTCGCACAGCCGCACCTCCTTCCGTTGGCTGTGACGGACCTCCTCGATGGTGACGGGGTGCTCCCTCAGTAGGTGCGGTTTCAGCAGGGCCGAGAACATGCCGTCGCCCATGTTGGATTCCGCCACGACGTAATTCACCTCCCACTTCTTGGCCACCCGGGCCAGGTGTTGCAGCACCTCATCGGCATAGCCCAACGTGCTGCCGCCTGACTCCAGCAGGAACAGGTTGCCGTTCAGCTCTGCCACCACTGCCCAGGCCAGCTCATCAGCGCCGCGGCCAGCAGGGTCCACCGAGAGGACACAACGCCAGGTCTCTGCGCGGGTGATCCAGCCGTTGTAAAAGATCGGCCGGTGGTAGAAGTGATCGGCGCCCATCCCGACGCAGACCAGTTCATTGAGACGAACGTCCGGCTGGTTGGACCAGACCACCGTCTCAGGCAGCGCTGAACCGTCAATGTCCATCACCACCAGGTCCCCGAGACGAATCGGGAACTTGTCGAGCGTGGCCAGACGGGTGTTCAGCAGGAACTGCAGCAAGAAGCTGGCCCGGGTCATTGAGGCCTGCCTTTGCAGGATGTCCTCATGGCTGAACCGCTCAGGATCCGTTGGTTCATTCACCAAAGACGGATCGTCAGTCAGTTCCTGCAGGATCCCTGGGTCCAGGTTGCCGTCATAGCACTCAAGCTCCTCTGGGTACAGCGCCGGCCAGTACCGGGCCTTGTACCCCCTCTCCCTGACCAGACGTAGGTAGATCGACGTCTCCGTGTGCGGTGTGCCCAGGTACAGCACCTTGCGAGGTAACACCTGGCCTTCATCAGGCTTCAGGATCGACTCGATCTCGCCAACCGCATGGGCCACCCGCTCCTGCTTCAGCTGGGTGATGACATTCGCCAAGGTCTCGACGTCATCCAAGATGGCGCAGGTGCAGCGCTGGCCTGTCGTCTGGCCCATGATCCCCATTGACCGGACCGATGGAGATTGCTCCACCTGGGCTGGCCCCACATCAAAGGCGACGTTCGAGTAGCGGTTGGTTGCCCCTGGTGCCAAGCAATGCAGCAGGTCCACCTCACCAATGCACTTCAACATGAAGGACGAAAAGTCCGTGCTCTTCACTGCTGTGGCAGACACCACCAGGATCTTCTCGTTTGGATCCACCCTCAAACGCCACAACGCATAGAAGGACGCCAGGATCGACTTCCCCAACCCCCGGAAGGCCACTGTCAATGACCTGCTGGGACCGTTCTGCATCCAGTCGCAAACGCTGATCTGCTGCTTGGTAGGCGTATCAGCCAACCCCATCTCCCGCAGCAAATAGCAGGTGAAGTTCGGGAAGCTGCTGGCCAACACCTCAGGCAGCGGTTCCCACGCTTCAGTCATCAGCGCTTACGCCGAGGCGCTGCAGGAACCTCCTGCTCGGGTTCAGGGACCACATAGTCAGGTGACACATAACCCGTGTAGCCAGTGCCAGCGACAGCAGCCTGCACAACGTCCAGTGATGGGTCGGGATAGCCCTCTAGATGCAGGGCCAACGCAACGTCATTGCTCAGATACACAGGACTGCTACGGAGACGTAAGGCCAGATTAGCTGGGTCCCAGGCACAAGGAAGCCCCAGCCCCAAAGGGCCCGCAAGCTTCCTCCTACCCCGACTCCACGACCAAGTTTTATCGGGGTAGATGGGGAGGCTAGCCGAGGGGATCAGCTGCGCTCAAGGCCCTGTCGAACAGGACCCACAAAATCGCCCTCGTCTGGTCCGTGCCAACTGAAAGCAAATTCGGAGACATCAGGAAGTACCACTCCCCCGTCTCCTCATCCACAACCTTGGCCAACAGAGACACAGCCTTCAGCCTGGCAAGGCTGTTCAAGACGTGCTTCTCATTCATCTTCAACCGCTCTGCGATCTTCTTGGGTGTCACCCGGATCCGCCCTGACCTCCAGTTGACGTAGTGCTCCAAAGCCATCAACACCGCCGCATCCCTCAGCTCCAGCTCCCGCCCTGCCAGCAGGTCCAGAACTTCGCCGATCTCGACATGGTGCTTTTTCACGAATTTGCGCTCGTCGTCCCATTTAGATTTCAAAAGCCTGCTCCTGACAGGTGGCCCCGGTACACGTCATCCCATCAAGTTCGCAGCTTGTTGGGGTGACAGGGGTTTGAACCGACCCCAGAGTACCTCAGGTCTTGCGAGGTCGTAGAACAAGCCAGTTGGGGACAGGGAATCCGAAAGTGACTCTCATTATCTATTAGGGACCATGGGGGAACAGTGCTGGCAGCTGGCCCCAACCGTGCCCTCACCCGCCTTACCCCGAGAAACCCCTCCCCCACAAGGGTGGCATGAATGTACCAGGGGTGAAAAATGGTGTGCGCGGCAAGGGGGGCTGTTTATACGCGGGGCGAGCCAATCCCCCCCTTGCCCCCTGCCTTCATCCCTCCCAGCAGCGGCCGGACCCCAGGCCTGTCGGCCTGGTCGCTGGCTGCCGCCAGCTGGCCCTCTTGCCGCTGCCCGGGCAGGCCCCAGATCCGAGACACCAGGCCCAGCCCCAGGTCGATTGCAACCAGTCTCGCAACTGAGGCAGCCCAGCCCAGGCCCTGACTGACCGCCTGCGGATTGCAGATCCGCTGTCCACCAAACAGCCAGCAGGCCCAGGCCCTGGAGCAGGCATCGGCCTCCGGCCTCAGCCCTGCGGAGGTTGGGTGACAGCCAGCAGCCAGCAGCCAGGCAGCCATTGATCCACGTCCGGCCCGGCCCAGCAGGTGGCAAGCGCTCACACGGGGCGAACGTCTGGAGTGTCCCCCGCCCAAGACTCCCGACGACCCCCACCAAAGCCGCCCTGCCTTGCCGGGCTGGTGGCGGCCCATGCCCAGGCCATGCCCCAGTGGTTCAGGCCCAGGCCCAGCCCATCGGCCCCAGGCCCAGCCCCTTTTGTAAAGAGTTGCGACAATATCCCTGGGACGCGCTCTGATTATCTGCACCCCCGCAGAAGTCCAAGCAGGATGGGCAAGCCAGCAGGTTCCACGACCTGAGCCCCTGCTGGCCCTTTGTCTCATGAACTGCTGCACCTACGAGGACTCGGTCCTCAGCTACACGGACCAGGCCGGCAACCTCAGCCACGGCGACGCCGCCAAGTTGCTGGCCGATCACGGCTTCTCCCTGGAAGACACCTACGCCGACAACCACGACGTTTCGTGGGTAGCGCTTGACGCCCGCAACGGTGAGGCCCTTCTCGCCTGGCTGGGCTATTGAAGCGCCTCGCCCTGGTGGCCCTGGTCCTGCTGTTCGGCCATCTGGTCGAACTCAGGGCCCAACAAGTGGAGCAACGCCACCCGCTCCCCGCAATCGCTCAACTATTCCACCCCTTACCGGATTGAACCGATGGCCTTCTTTATCTACGCCCACGATCTAGGGCAGGTCGACTACGCCGGCCGATGCGACACCAAAGCCGAAGCCGCCGCCGTCATTAGCCGCATGAAGGCCGAGGGCCTGGCCTGGGGCTTCTCCCTCCCCCGGTTCGAGATCAGCACCGAGCCCCCGCATCAGGACACCTACCAGTTCGCCGACACGTCGGGCTGGGGTTGAAGACCACCCGGAGGGATCGGCCCAGCCCTTCCCTCCCTGTGGCCCTCACAGCCACTCCACGACCGCCCCAGTTATGACCACAACCACCGCACCAGCACCAGCACCAACCGCCCCGGACTGCATCGCCCTGGGCCTGCCAGAAGTTGGAATCTATGTCGCCTGCCTGGCCGCCTACAACGACGGGATCCTCCACGGCTTCTGGATTGACCTAGAGCGCTGCAAAGAGCCCGAGGACATCCAGGCCGGGATGGATCACGTCATCCAGACCAGCCCCCTGCGCTTCAGCGCTGAGGAGTGGGCCATCCACGATTCCGCCGGCCTGCCCAGCTATCTCAGCCGGACCGAATGGCCAGCCCTTGCCGATCTAATCGCCTGGGCTGACGGGATCAGCGCCTACATCGACGAGGACGAGCGCGAGGCCTACCGCCTGGCCTGCGAGGACCAGGGCGAGACCATCGAGGACGAGGCCTTCCGCGAGACCTATTGCGGCCAGTACAGCAGCGGCCAGGACTACGCCTACGAGCTGGCCGAGGAGCTGGACGCCGTGCCCAGCCAGCCGGCCTGGCCCCTGACCTGCATCGACTGGGAAAGCGCCTGGCGCGATCTCACCCACGACGGCTACCGGGAGGAGGACTGCGCCTCAGGCGGGGTTCATATCTTCCGCTCCTGCTGACCCCTGCATCGAGCCCCCGGGGGATCACCCCCTCGGGTTCCTTGCAGCGCTCACCCGCTGTTTCCACGACCGCCCCAAGCAAATGACCCGCACCGCCTTATGGCTTGCCTGCCCTGGTGACGACGGCGAAAGCTGGCTCCCCTGGGATCTCATCAACACCACCCCCTGGGCTGACACCCCGGCCGACGCCATGCGCCACCGACGGATGGCCCACCAATGGGCCCGGGAAGACCGGCAGCGCTGGCCCGGCCACCTGGTCGCAGTGCGGGATGCCGCAGCCGGCCCGCCTGTCCACCCTGACCCGATGCTTGACCACTACGACCTACCCCCTTACGCCTGAACCCATGAAGAACACCACCCCCGACCCCATCGAGCTGGCCCTGATCGGCCTGCTGGCCCTGGCCCTGGCCCTGCGTCCCCTGCTGGTGGCCCTGGTGGCCCTGGTGCTGCTGATCTGCGGCTATATGCCTCAGGAGCAGGCCTTAAAGGCTCCAGCGCCCACACCTGCCCCGGCTGGCCCTGCGCTGGCCCTGCTGGCCCCTGTGGACCCCGTAGAAGTCACGGCAGCGGCACCCGTCCGCAAGCCAGCAACACGGAAGCCCCGCACAATGAAACCAGCCCCGGTGGCGGCCTGATGCTCCTTGCCCTACTTCTCCTGGCCCAAGGCGCTGGCCTTGTCTGGCTGGCCGTTGCCGCCTCCCGCTGGAGGTCTAGCCGCATCAAATACAAGGGCCCCGTTTGGGACTGCCTGCGCCCTCAACTCAAGAAGAACCCAAGCCCCGAGGAGAAGGCCCGCTACGTCAAATGGCTGGCCGCCCAGTCCCTCAAGGAAGGGGGCCCCAACTGATGCCCCGCCACCGCTACCGGCAGGACGCCCTGCCCCTGCCTGGCGCCCAGGCCCTCGACTACAGCCCCAAGCCCCAGGAGCTGGCCCCGCCCGAACAGGGCCGGCTGGCCCTTGATGGCTCAGTGCTGGGCCCCCTGTTTGACCGCCCATCCGAAACCCCCTAGGGGAAACCGCGATGCCTCGACCAATCCCACGCGCTCCCTGCCTGCTGGTGGGGAGCGTTCTCCTATGGCCTGCCCTATGCCTTGCCCTGATGCTGCCGCTGTTCCTGTTGGCGGAGCTCCTGAAGCCCCTGCTGCTGGTGGCCTTGCCCGTGCTCCTGCTGGTGATGATCTGCCGTCCCTTGCCCGGCTCCTGACATTGCTGCGGCTCAATACCGGACGCCATCAGGTCGGCCTATTGCCGGTGGAGGTGCTGCTGCTGGTGGCTGGTGGGGCCCGCACCCTGGAAGAGCTGGAACGCCTGACCGGAGCAGTCAATGGCCAGGTCTCCAGGGCCGTAAGGGTCTGGCTGCCCCACCACAGCCGCACAAAAGGCCGGGTGATCCAGCCCCAGTTGTCCCTGCTGGTGCGGACCAATAGGCCCAAGCCGCTACGGGGGCACAGCTACAGGCTCAGCGAAGCGGGCCAGGCCCTGCTGAAGGAGGCCCAGACCCCTTGACATCAGGCGGCCATGCAAATGTTGCATGAACCCCCGCCCCCCCTTCTTCAGTTCTGCACCCGCGTAAGATCATCCAGCTGTAAATGCGCAGCAGTCCCACGACTCGTCCTTGATGCACGTCCTCCCAATCGGCTTCGTCGAAATCGCCTGGCGCCAGTCATGGCAATGCTTTAGGGCCGAGCTGGAGATACCAAAGGGCGGAGAACCCTCCCACGGGAGGGGCCACATATCACTACACCGGTGCCAGACTCCCAGAACCGCGACCAGGTGCTCGCCATGGATTTACCTCTGCTATCCCGCGCTCTTGCTGTCTTTGGCGCTCTTGATCCGGGGGCGCTTGCGTTTCATCACGTCCAGCTCTTGCTGGTGATCGCCGAACGGGGGTCCTGCACCTATCGGGAGCTTGAGCTGGAGCTCAACTTCTCCAACGCCTCGATCTCCCGCTCGATTGACTCACTGACCGAAAACTCCAACCACCGCAAGAACAACCTCGGCCTGGTGGAGAAGTTCATCGACCCAGCAGAAGGCCGCCGCTATCGGGTTCGCCTCACCCGTAAAGGCAAGGGCCTGATCCGCACGCTCGAGACCCTGGCTTAACGCACCAACAATCCACGATCGAACCAATGACAACCGAAACCAGGGCACACCTCCGCCGCAATCCGGCCGGGGGATGGATCGCTGATGTAACCATTGACGGCAAACGCCGGCAGCTCAAGGCGCCAACCAAGGCAGAAGCAGAGACCCGGCTGGCCCTTGCCATCGAGAAGGCAACGCCAGCAGCGCAGCGGGCCGCGGCCAAGCCGGCAGGGTTCACCATCGCCCAGGCCCGTGACCTGTCGATGAAGGTCAGATGGGCCGGCACCCCCTACGAACGCACGGCCGGGATCTACTCACTGACCTGGGTCGACTTCCTTGGGGCCAAGTACCAGGTTGAGGCGGTGGGCCCCCTGGACGTTGATCGCTTCCGCCAGCACTGGCTAGCCCAGGGCAACAGCCCGACAACGGTCAATCACAAGGTCTCAGCGCTCAAGGCCATGCGCCAGGACGCGATGGAGCGGGGCCTGATCGACCAGCTGCCGCCCCTGCCTAAACAGCTCAAGATCGAAAACCGCCGCGAGCGGGTGCTCTCCGATGGGGAGGTTGCAGCGTTCTGCGCCTACTTCGAGGCAATCTGCCAACCCGCCGCGGCCAACCTGTTCGTCTTCCTGGTGGAGACCGGCTGCCGCTGGGGCGAGGCCGAGCGCTTGCTGCTGCGGGACATCGACCTATCGGCCAACTGCGTCACCTTCTGGAAGACCAAGGGCAAGACCCCAAGGACCACACCGCTGACCCGCCGGGCCGTGGACTGCCTGGCGCCCCACCTGCCAGCTGTAGGGACCCACCGGATCTGGCCTTACGAATACTTCCAATATGAACGCCTGTTCCTCAAGGCCAAGGCGGCGCTGGGGCTGGGCCACGACGTTGGGCTGGTGCTGCACAGCTGCCGCCACACCTGCGCCAGCCGCCTGGCCCGTGAGGGGGTGAGCCTGCCAAAAATCATGGCCTGGGGCGGCTGGAAAACACTGAGCGCAGTGGAGCGCTACATGCACGTCGACGTCGCTTCTCTGGGGCAGGCGGTCGACGCGCTGAACGAACGCTCTGGAAGGTCAACGTCCGCTGTGTCCACCCGTCCGTAAAGTGCATTTGTTAGTTGCAGGAGCAGTTGCAAATGAGGGCAGTTTTGCAAGTTGGTCGAAGGAGTCTCAACCCAAGATCATCCTCCAAAAGCCAGTCATTGCAAGGCATCTAACGGTTCGGGGGCATGGCGTAATTGGTAGCCGCAGCGGACTTAAAATCTACAAAAACACCCTTACGGCCTTGGAGATCAACTCCAGGGCCTTGTTATTGGCGAGACTAAGGGCGCCATACAGGGTTGCAGGACTCCCATGCGGACCCTTGCAAGTTGCAGGAGCAGTTGCAAATGAAAAATGATTTGCAAGTTGTCCACACGCTCGAATCGGAGCAGTTGCAACGCCAGGAGAAGGCCCGGCAGCGGGCGGAATCGGCCCACCTGAGCGCCCAGCGCCGGCTCAAGGAGCACGGGCATGAGTCGGCCTTGAGCCATGGGCAGCAGCTGTTCCAGCTCCATGCCGGGGCCTTGAGTCAGAGCCTGGCCGCATCGCTGGAGGCCTTCACCGCAAACCCAGGCCGGGCCGTTCCCCATGCCAAGGCCTTCCCTTTCTTCAACCGCTTCAAGGGGGCCGAGCACATCGCAACGGTGGCCCTGGTGGCCTGCCTCGATCAGCTCAGCCGCAAGCAGCGCCACGCCACCTTCTGCCAGAACCTCGGCGCCCAGATCGAGAAGGAGGACCGGCTGATCCGGGCCCAGCAGCAGGCCCCGATCGTGTTGCGCCACCTATTTAGGGAAGGCACAGCCCGGCAGCGGATCGCCAGCGAGCAGACGATGAAGCGGCTAGGGGTTCCTGTCATGAAGTGGGGGGACCAGGCCCGGCTGGCCGTGGGGATGCTGCTGCTGGATCACATCGGCACGGCAACCAACCTGGTAATCGTCAGAAAGCACCGGGTCGGGCGGACCACTCCCCGCTTTGTCCATCCCAGCGCCGAGGCTGAGGAGTTCATTCGCGCCTGTCCGCTCAGTAGCTATCAGGTGCCCCAGACGGCGATGGTTTGCCCGCCCAGGCCCTGGGTCGATCTGTTTGGCGGCGGCCACCTGGAGAACGAGGACTGCCTGGTGCGGGTGCCGGTCCAGGACATCGAGGAGAAACACACCACCGCGATCGAGCACCTGCGCCAGGCAGACCTGAGCCGGGTCTATGCCGCGGTCAACCACCTGCAGAGCAGCACCCTGCATGTCGACGCCGAAATGGTGGAGCTCCAGCGAGCGTCCTGGGAGAACGGGATCGACGGCCTGTTTCCCTGCGCCAGGGTTCCCCAGGAGCCGCCGGCCAGGCTTGGCAGCGATCCATCCATCGACGAGCTGCGGGCCCGGAACCGGATCGCCCAGATGGCACACAGGGACCGGGAGAAGAATCGGCACAACCGCATCAGGATCGAGCGAACCCTGCAGCTGGCCGAAGGCTTGGCCGGGCGAACGATCTGGCAGGGCTACCACCTGGACCACAGGGGCAGGGCCTACACCGGCAATAAATACGTCACCCACCAGGGACCCGATACCGAGAAGGCCCTGCTGCGCTTCGAGGAGGAGAAGCCCGTCGATGACGAGGCCTTTCAGTGGATGCTCAAGGCTGCCGCTGGTCACTACGGCCTGAGCCGCAACACCTGGGCCGAGCGGTTGAGCTGGGGCAAGCAGAACCTGGCCCGGATGGTGGCTGCTGCTGAAGACCCCCTGGGGCAGCGGGAACTGTGGCGATCAGCCAAGGACCCCTGGCAGTTCCTGCAGATGGCCCGCTCGATCAGGGACGTCCACCTGCACGGCAAGGGATCAGGTGTGCCGGTGCGGCTGGACCAGACCACCAGCGGCTGCGGAATCCTGTCGGCACTGATCCGGGATCGCCACGTCGGCCGGCTGTGCAACCTATGGGGCCAGAACCCGAGGGACCTTTACACGGTGGTGGCAGAAGCCGTCATCAAGGCCCTGATGTCTGACCTGCAAACCCCAGGGGATGACACCGAAGCGGCCAAGAAGCGGGGCCTGGCGGAGCTGTGGCTGGAGATGGGGATTAGCCGGGGCCTGGTCAAAGGACCGATCCTGGCCACGCCCTATGGGGGCTCCTACCAATCGCTGACCGATTCGCTGGTCGATGCACTGGACGCCCACCTGGGTTTTGTGCCGATCGAAGAGTTCGCTTACCGGGTTGCCGTACCCAGCAGATACCTGGCCAGCCACGTCTGGCGCGAGCTCAAGGCCGAGGTCCAGCCGTGCATTGAGGTGAAGGCCTGGCTGCGGAAGGTCTGTCAGATCGTGCTGGGCAGCGGCCAACCCCTCGAATGGACTACCTCGATGGGGTTCCCCATGCGCCTGGCCGATCGGGAACCGAAGGTCTCAAGGGTGACGAGCATGTTGTTCGGAACCAAGATCCACCTGAACATCGCCGACCAGCCGCTTGATGCTCCACTGAGCGCAACCATGGCCAATAAGGGGATCGGGGCCAACTTCGTGCATGGGATTGACGCTGCCTTCCTAATGCAGGTCACCTACGGGGCCGCAAGCATTGGCCTTCCGCTTCTGACCAATCACGACTGTTTTGGGGCCGCACCAGCCGACGCTGGGACACTTCACGGATTGCTGCACGACACGCTGCGGGGCTTTTACTCCGTCGATTGGCTTGCTGTGACAAGGGCTGAGGTCGAGTCCAGGACAGGGCTCAAGCTGCCAGCACCACCCATGGTGGGGACCCTGTGCCCTGGGGAGATCGGGCAAAACCCATACTGCTTCTCATGAGACTTACCAGCTAGACCTTTACGAGGTCGTAGGACAGCGATAAATTGCTGGGGTCCCACGAACCAGCCCGCCGCCCATGGCGAAGGAACTGATTAAGACCCCCCTGGCCGAAATTCGCTGGTGCAAGCTCCTCGAAGCTCGCAAGCAGTTCGACGAGACCAAGCCCCTGGCCTACAGCTGTGAGCTGCTGCTCGATAACGCCAACTCAGAGCACCAGGCCTGGCTGGCTGAGATGGAGGACCAGTACGCCGTGATCCACGGCATCACCAAGAAGAACACCCATGCCTTCCCCTGGGGCGCTGACAAGGACAAGCCCGCAGAGCGCACGGTGGTCAAGTTCAAGCTGCCTGAGTTCACCTACAAGGACGGCAACAAAAGCGCTGGCCCGACCCTGATGGATTCCAGGAAGACCCCCTGGGACCGGACTGTCGAGATCGGAAACGGCTCCAAGGTGATCGTGGCGTTCGACATCTACGGCTGGCAGACCCCCACCGGCAATGGGATGACCTTCCAGCCCCGGGCCGCAATGATCGTCGACCTGGTGGAAGCGCCCAGCCGCGATGCCAGCAACGTCTTTGACGTAGTGGAAGGCGGATTTGCTCAGGCCTGTCCCTTCTGATGCGGACAGCTGACCTGGTGCTGCCCTTTCGGCCCATGTCCAAGCCCAGGCCCCGCTCAACGATGAGCCGGGCCAGGCCCTACATGGACAAGGTTTACGTCGACTGGAAGAACGGGGTTCGGGCAGTGATGGGCGAATGGTGGACCCTCCCCCCGCTCACCAAGATCAACTGCCTGATCTTCTCCTTCAAGGGCCCTGCCCGTGGAGACCTGGATAACCGGGTCGGCGCTGTTCTTGATGCCGGCAATGGCCTGGTCTGGAAAGACGACTGCGTGTTGGTTATCCCAGCGATCGCCGCCAGGTGGTCCAAGGCCTCGATCAAAGAAGCCCGCATTTACATCAAAATTATCTGGGAGGAATCATGAAGTGTCCGCATTGCGGATCGTCAGAGACGCGGGTGTTTGACACCAAGATGCGCAACGGCATCAACTGGCGCTGGCGATTCTGCAAAAGCTGCAACCAGTCCTTCACGTCACAGGAGAAGTACGTCCTTTTCTCTGGCAGCAAGCAGGGAATGATCGAGCAGCCCCACCCATATGCGGAGGGAGATGAGTGACGAAGGATTCCTCGGGCATTGTGCTTGTCCTGCTTGTGGCAGCTCTGACGGTCTTGCGCTCTATGGCGCTCCAAAACCGCACAGCTACTGCTTCGTTTGTCAGACCTACACCAAGGACCCATCCGTTGAAAAGCCTCCCACCAGGGAGCGCGTTCGACCAATGAGAGACCTTGATCTAACCCCCTGGCAGGCCCCTTACCGCGGCATCGATGCCAGGACCTTGGAGCAGTACGGCATCGGCCGGGTCGATGGGGCAGTTGTCTTCAGCTACCGCGACAAGGGCGGCCAGGTGGTGGCCCGCAAGACCCGCACCGACGAGAAGAAGATCAGCTGGGTTGGCGATGCCAAAGCCGTAACAGGTTTCGGCGCCCACTTGGCCAACCCGGCCCACCACACCGCAGTTGCTATCTGCGAAGGGGAGCTCGATGCCCCTTCAATCACCCAGGGCACAAGCGGCAAGGTCATCGGGATCTCAGTCCCCAATGGGGCCCAGTCCGCCGGCAAGTTCATCAAGGACCAGCTGGATTTCTACCTGCAGTTCCAGACCATCTATGTCGCCACCGACATGGACGAGCCAGGAGAGGCTGCGGCCAAGGCGATCGTCGGCCTGTTCGAGTCGGGCAAGGTCCGCCGGGTGATGTTCCCCCGCAAGGATGCGAACGACACCCTGCAGGAGCTGGGTTCGATGGCTGTCCGGGAGGCCATTCAGGCCGCCAAGGAGATCAGGCCAGACGGCATCAAGGCTGCCCGCGAATACCAGGGCCTGGCACTCAAGCCACCCACCCGCAAGGCAACACCCTGCGCGTTTGAGTTCTGGAACCAGAAGGCCCCCTTCTATGACAACCAGCTGATCGTCCTGGTTGCTGGTTCAGGAGTTGGCAAGACCACCTTCGCCCGGGCCCTGGCCCTGGGGTTGATGGAACGGGGGCACAAGGTTGGCTGGATTGGTCTGGAGGAAACAGTCGAGGAGGCGATCTTCCGCTTCGTTGGCCTGGCCGCCGGGGTCCAGCTTCATGCCCGCGAGAGCTACGCCGGAATCACTGACGAGCAGATGGAGCGGATCGCCGCTGCTGACAAGTTCGTCACCGGCTCTGGCTCGCTGGAGCTGTTCGATCACTTCGGTTCCTTGGACGAGCAGGTGATCCTGCAGCGCATGAGCTACATGGTCCGCTCCCTGGGCTGTGAGTTCCTGTTCCTTGACCACCTAACGATCATCGGCAGCGGCCTGGCCCAGGACACCCGCCACCTGGATGCCATGGTCACCAAGATCCGCTCTTTTATTGCCGCTACTAAATGCACGGTGGTGGCGATCAATCACCTCAACCGTGGATCTAGTAAGGACAAGAACATGGAGGACGGTGGCGTCCCTGAGCTCCACGACATAAGAGGCAGCCATTCCATCGTCCAGCTGGCCGACACGATCTGGGCCCTGGGTCGCAAGCGTGGCAGCCAGGAGACCCACAGCTACTGCCTGAAAAACAGGATGCTGGGCCGTCAGGGTTATGCCGGGAGCTTCATCTTCACTGAGGACACCCAGCAGATGCAGCAGACCTGGAGTGAGCCGGGGTTGACCTGGTGAACTTCTCCGACTTCAAGCCCCATCAGGCGGTGAGCTTCTATACGGCCAACGGCTGGAGGAAGGGCACGATCCGCGTCATTTCATCCAATTCAATCACAGTAATTTGGAAGCAAAATGCTGACACCAGAATCGTCCGAGTTTACGATGTCCGTAACATCAAGCCAAGCGCTGAAAAGGAAGCCGATTGACGTTGATCGAGACACGATTAACAGGATGCTGGCTGATGCCTACCAGAACTACAACATTGCTTTTACCGAAGGCGACAACGCCAGGGCAATGTGGTGGGACGGTGGCATCCGGCACCTGCACTGGATTCTCGAAGCGGAAGGCAACTGATGCCATTCATCTTCGGCGCACCGCTCACCCCTGACGAATACAGCCCGATCATTGGGCCCGGTCAAAGCCGGCCCAGCAAGGGCGAGAAGACCAAGGAGTTCACCTTGATGGTCCACAAGTCTGGCTACAAGCCAATGAAGTGGGTCACCCAGGCGCCCAATCGAAAAGCTGCCCTGCTTTATGCAACCAATCGCTGGCCTGGATCCCAGGTCGAAATCCTCAAATGACTGACTTCAACGAAGACCAGGCCCGTCAGGACAAGCTCGAACAGCTTTATGCCGACGACGGCCGCCACGACTCAGGACATCCCCTGCACGGGGTCTACACGGGTCTCTGGGAGAGCTACATGGCCACAACATTCCAGCAAACCGAACAGGAGAACACCGATGCCGATTGATCTGGTCAACAACCCTCCCCACTACAAGACCCACGGAGACATCGAGTGCATCCAAGCGATTGAAGCAGCGCTGGGCCCCTATGGCTTCGCTGCTTACTGCAAGGGCAATGTCATCAAGTACATCTGGAGGGCTGACTACAAGGAGTCAGGCAACCGCCGGCAGGATCTACTGAAGGCTGAGTGGTATTTGAACCGCATCATCGAGCGCACCGAGGGGGAGGCCGAATGAGGCGATTCCTCCTACTGCTGGCGATGCTCACCGCTCCAGCCCAGGCCCGCACCGTCACTGCCACGGTCTATCACCCGGACTTCAACGGCCAGCCTGACTACTGCACGGGAAAACCGTATCGGCATTGGGGCCTGTCGGCAGCACATGCCTTCATCAAATGCGGAACCCTGGTCCGCGTCACCCATGCCGGCCGGTCGTTGGTTGTGCCGATCCGTGACCGCTGCGACTGCAACAGCATCGACCTGTCAGCAGGTGCCGCTTATCGCTTACATGTCCCCCTTGATGGGGTAGCAAAAGTGAGGATTTCTTACTGATGAGCTTCCCCCGCTACGGGATGGCCAACCCAAACTCCTCCTTCGATAGCAAGACCGTGCGCGAGATCCGGTTGCTGCACCTCTGTGATGGAGTCTCCGCTTCTCAGATTGCCCGTGATCTTGAGGTAACCGTGTCCTGCATCAGCAGGATCGTGAACTGGAAGGCATGGGCAGGCCAGGACAATGACCTTCAAGTCATCCCTAAGCCTGGGCACAAGGGTGGCATCAGGTATCACTTGCCGAAGACCAAGAAGAAGACCAAGGGGCCCATCGGCCCGGACCCTCCAGCGCCGCCACGCTCATGCCGCAGCTGCTTGCACCTGAACGACAACGGCCTATGCGGCTTCGGCTTCCCTGAGTGCCTAAAGAGCGGCTACAGGGAGGCCAAGAAATGCAACTGCTACACCCAAAAGGAAGCCAACCATGAAAGCCCTGATTGACGCTGAGATTTACCTCTACCGGGCAGCCGTTGGCGCCGAGTTTGAGGTCGAGTTCAGCCCCGACGCCTGGACCTACCTCTGCCGGATCTCCGATGCCAAGACCGTGTTCGAGGGGGAGATCAACAGGATCAAGGAGATCATGCCGGACCACGACATCCACCTGGCCTTCGGCGATTCCACCAACTTTCGCTATGGCGTCTACCGGCAGTACAAGTCCAACCGGAAGAAGACCCGACGGGCTGCTGGCTACAAGGCCCTGAAAGAATGGGCGGCTGCCACCTGGCCCTCAACCAAGCTGGCCAACGTGGAAGGCGATGACGTGCTGGGCATCCAGTACGAGGCCGGAGACATCATCGTCACCAAGGACAAGGACTTGAAGACCATCGCTGGCCTGCACCTGGGCGACGAAGGGGTGGTGGAAATCACCCAGCAGCAAGCTGACCTGTCCTTCTACAGCCAGGCCCTGACGGGCGATGCAACAGACGGCTACCCCGGCTGCCCCAAGGTCGGACCCGTTGCTGCAGGGAAGGTCTTGGCTGGCCGCAGCACTGAGCAGGAGCTGTGGAGCGCCGTGCTGGCCGCTTACGAGAAGGCCGAGCTGGGCGCTGACTTTGCCCTGCAGATGGCCCGCTGTGCTCGCATCCTGCGGGTAGGTGAGTACGACTTCGAGAAGCAGCGGGCGATCCTATGGAACCCCCCGGTAGCCTTAGAGGGACATACGACCCCGGAGAGTGGCTTACTTCCCACCGATCAACAAAGCCCTGGTGCTTGCGCTATCGGCTCAGTACCCAGAGCGGTCTGCTGATCTGAGCTGGAGCGAGAAGGAGGTTTGGTTCCGTGCGGGCCAGGCCTCTGTTGCGCGGTTCGTGGAAGCCAAGTTCACTGAGCAAGAAGAAGGCGTTCTTTCCTTGGAGGCAAGCTGATGTGTGGCGGTGGAGGCAGCCCGGCGACGATCACCGTCCCCGACTACGGCGCCTACAACAACCAGTTCAATCTGCAGAAGTCCGCCATCGAGCAGTCGATGAACGGCGCCAGCAGCTTGATGCAACAGAAACTCAACGCTGCCATCGCTGAACAGCAGGGCGCGATGACCAAAGGAGTGGAGCAGAGGAAGCTCCTGGCCGACAACACGTCTGCCCAGGCGGCCCGGCTGGCCCAACTGATCGGTCCTCCCCCTCCCGAGAAATCAGCAGCTGCGCCAACGGTGGCCGGCAACCGTGGGCCCGCACCTGTCAAAGGCAAGGCCGGCCTGCGCATCAACCAAGCCACAGCCACCAGCACCGCTCCAGGCGCTGGCCTGAATATCTCCTGAGGATTGACCCATGTGTATGGCCAGCGCTCCGCAAGCTCCACAAATCGTCTACCAGGGCCCCAGCCAGGCAGAGATCGCCGCTAACCAGTCGTCGCTCGATGCCTACAAGACGCAGATGACGCAGCAGCAGGGAATGTTTGCGACCCAGCTGCAGGCCCAGATCGACGCGGCCAACAGGGAGACCACTGATCTCAAGGGCCGGTACGACCAGGAGGCTGCTGCTGCTGCTGCCGCCTCCGCGTCCCAGCAGGCCGGGGCCTATGCCGCATCAGCCACTCAATCAGAAGCCCCCACCACCGCCCAGACCACAGCAGCGGTGATGAAGAAGGACAAGCCCAAGTCCAACCTCAGGATCAGCACGGCCGGCACCCCGGCTTCTGCTGGCACTGGGCTCAACATCGGAGTCTGACCATGTGCGGTGGTGGTGGCGGCGGTGGTGGTGGCGGCGGCTGGCAAGCCGCTTCCGACGGGGCACTGGAGAACATGGAGATGCCGGATCAAGCCGCCTTTAGGCAAACCGATGACGGCGGGCAGTGGATCAGGGAACACACGGAACTGGACGGGTATCAAGAACCCAAGTACGTCATCGACCAGGCCAGATACGACATGGCGATGGGTGAATACAACAGCGCCCAGGCTGAAAAACAACGCCGCGCCGATCTCCGCGCACAGATCGCAGCACAGGAGAAGGCCATGAGGGAAACCCAGGCCCAGATCCAGCAGAACCTGGTCGATGCCCAGGCCAAGCAAGTCCAACAGGAAGCCGCACAGCGCAAGCAGGTGGCCGAGTTGCAGGCCCAGCAGGTCCAGCGCACTGGCGAGATCAAGGCCAGCGGCCAGGCCGTTGCTTCCTCCCTGCAGATCCTTGGCGATTCAGTTCGCAATCAAGGGCCAACAGCAGCGATGGCGCCAAAGGTCAAGGGCCGGGTCAGTGCGTCCAGCAGCAACCCAACCGGCCTGCGCATTGGTTCAACCATGACCGGCAGCGGTGTCGGCACCAACCTCGGAACCTGAAATGGCCACTGCAGAACAGCGTTACCGGGCCCTGGAGTCCGACCGGAACTACTACCTGGACCGGGCCAGGACATCAGCAAGGCTGACTATCCCCTGGCTGATCCCCACCAGCAACGAACCCACCACCAAGACGCGGGAAAGCTATCCCGTTCCTTGGAATGGCATCGGCGCCCGGGGTGTGCTGAACCTGGCCAGCCGGATGCTGCTTGCCCTGCTGCCACCAACCCAGACGTTCTTCCGGTTCGCTCTGGATGAAGCAGCCCTCGCGGCGCAAGGCGTCTCCCCCGAACAGAAGGCCGACTTCGAGGTTGCGCTCTCCAAGATCGAGCGCCAGGTGCTGCGCGAGATCGAAGCCAGCAACGATCGGGTCGCCTTCCATGAGGCCCTGCTTCACCTGCTGGTCTCAGGCAATGCCCTGCTTTACATCTCCCCTGAGGGGCTTCGGGTCTTTCACCTGAACCGCTACGTCTGCAGCCGGGACCCGATGGGTAACCCGATGGAGGCAGTGGTCTGCGAGGAGCTCCCGGTCCATACCTTGCCCGCCAAGGTCCAGGCCCTGCTGGCCAAGGAGGACGACGAACTCAAGGGCATCCTTGAGGACCGCGAACCGATCACCCGTAAGGACGACGAGAAGACCGTCAAGCTCTTCACCTATGTGGAGTGGACCGAGAAGCAGGTCCTCTGGCATCAGGAAGTCAAGGGCATGAAGATCCCCGGCACTGAGGGCAAGGCCCCGCTGGATGTCTCGCCATGGCTGCCGCTGCGCATGACGCGGATCGACGGCCAGCCCTATGGGGTCGGCTATGTGGAGGCCGCTGCCATCGCTGACCTGCAGACCGTTGAGGTGTTGTGCCAGGCAGTGGCGGAAGGATCGCTGGCATCAGCCAAGGTGCTGTTCCTGGTGAAGCCTTCTGGTGTCACTAAAGCGGCCGATCTAGCCAAGGCCCCCAATGGCTCCTTCGTCACTGGTGACCCGAATGACGTGGTGGCCTTGCAGGTGCAGAAGGCCCAGGACCTGTCAGTTGCCATGCAAGGCAAGGCACAGATCGAGGCCCGCCTGAGCCAGGCCTTCATGCTCGCCGATGTGCGGGACAGCGAGAGGACAACAGCTGAGGAAGTCAGGCTGCAGGCCCTCCAGATCGAGAACAGCCTGGGCTCCATCTACTCGATCCTGACTACCGAGTTCCAGGTCCCTTATGTCAGCCGCAAGCTCGACATCCTTACCCGCGCAGGCAAGGTGCCCAAGCTGCCCAAGGATCTGGTCAAGCCGGTGATGACGGTCGGCCTGGCAGCAGTTGGCCGCGGCAATGACCTGGAGCAGATCGTCCGCTTTGTCACCACCTTGGGCCAGACGATGGGACCTGAGGCCCTGTCCGCCTACATCAAGCCGTCCGAGCTGATTAAGCGCCTGGCCTATTCCATGGGCATCGACGTGCTGGGCCTGGTCAAGAGCGAGCAGGAACTGGCTGCCGAACAGCAGCAGCAGCAGCAGATGGCGATGCAACAGCAGGCCATGGCTTCGCCCATGGCTGACCCGCAAAAGCTCGCCAATGCTGCAGCCACGGCTCAGCAAATGCAGCAGGGCCAGCAACCTGCTGACCAACAAGCGCCCCCCGAACAGCAACCTGCATGAGCAAGACCTTCGATGCCCGGGATTTCGAGCCCAGCGATGACCTGGAATCCTTCGTCCAGTGGTTTCTTGGATTGAAGGCACCGCTCTTTTACGGCCCGGCAGCCGGATTCAACTTTGCCGATGGTGTCAGGGGTGTTTGCCTATTCCGCCAGGACTGCCTGCAAGTTGAAATGTTCACGCTGGCCCCAGGCTTTGAGGTGCCAGATCACATACACCCAAATGTCGACAGCATTGAGGTGGCCGGCTGGGGGATGCAGTTTCGCCATTCAGGAGAGGTGGTGCTGCCGTTTGGCATGGCGGAGCTTGGACGGGGTTGGGGCATAAGAGTCCGCCCAGGTGACTGGCACGGTGGAACTGCATCGCCGGAAGGTGCCTACTTTTTTTCATTCCAAAAATGGCTTAATGGTGTAACGCCAACCAGCGTCGAGAATGACTGGACCGGGGCCCCAATGGGTCCAGAGCACAACCAGCAGATCACCACTGGTGACGCTGCACAACAACCCTCCGCAATAACACCCGAATGAACATCCAGCAAGGTCCCACCATCACGACCCCCGAGGCAGCCGCTGAAGGGATGGTGGCCCCGGGCCAGGAGAACCTCCTTGAGCAGTTCATCGCTGAACAGCAACAGCAACAGGAGCCCGAGCTGCTGCTTGGCAAGTTCCGCACCCAGGAAGACCTGGCCAAGGCCTATCAGGAGCTCGAAAGGAAACAGGGCCGCCAGTCCCAGGAGACCGAAAGCACCGCTGATCCCGCAACCACCGCACCGCAGGAGTTCACCCGCGAGCAAACAGTTACAGATTACGGGGAAACCCTGGCCACGGCTCTTGAGTCAGCCGAGCTGAACCCCTATGAGATCAAGGCCCTGGTGGAAGGCGGCCAGGATTACAGCCAGTACGTTCCCAAGCTGGCCGAGGCCACGGGCTATCCCGCCGGCATCGTTGAGCAGTACCTGGCCAGCTTCAAGCCCGTTGCCGCAGCTGAATCCAGCCAGGCCAGCCTGACCTCTGGCGATGAGGCTGAGCTCAAGGCCATGGTCGGCGGTGAGGACAGCTTCAATCAGCTCAGCCAGTGGGCAGCAAAAAGCCTCCCCCCGCAGGAGCTGGCCGACTACAACGCCGTCGTCGATGGTGGCAACAAGGACGCCATCCGTTGGGCTCTGAAAGCACTGCAGGCACGGGCCGCCAGTCCTGATGCAGTGGTGGAACCGAAGCTGCTGGGCGGTGGCAATGCTTCAGCCCCGACCCGCTTCGAGTCCCAGCAACAGGTGCTTGATGCAATGAACAAGCGCAATGCCCGGGGCGAACGCCTTTATGACGTCGATGAGGCCTACCAGAACAGGCTGAAGCAGATCCTCGCCACAAGTGATGTCTTCTAGTAGCGTCTGGGGAGAACTACACCCCCGTAGCGGTGGGCCCCCGAGGGGATAACCCATGACAGCAAAGGAAAGCGGTTCCCAAACTTCTTCCCTTGAGTCAGAACAATGGCTGTCAATGACGCTGTACTAAATCGGCTTGGCCAGATCAAAGGCGTTGCCGGTACTTGGGCTGCCGGTACTTCCCACTTCGATACCGACCGCGCCCTATTCCTGAAGCTGGGTGCTGCTGAAGTCCTGGACGCTTACCTGCGGGCCACGGTCTTTAAAGGCACAGTCCGCGAGCGCAACATCCGTGGCGGCAAGTCCGTCGCCTTCCCCATCAGCGGGAAGATGAGCGCCCGCTACCACCAGCCCGGCACCCCAATTCTGGGCGAAGGCAACAGCCCTTCGGACCTGAACGAGCGCATCATCAACCTTGATGCCCTGATGATTGCCGACGCGGCCATCCCCCAGCTCGACGAGCTGATGGCCTACTACGACGTCCGCAGCATCTACACCACTGAGCTGGGCCGGGCCCTGGCTTATGAGTACGACAGGCGGGTCGCCCGCATGATCTTTGCTGCTGCCAGCAACACCACTGAGCCCCTGGCCCTGGCCAAGAACAGCGGCCGCATCGGCTCCAAGATCACCCTCACCTCAGGCTTTGCGGCTGCCACCCGCCAATCCCGCGGTGATGAGCTGGTCAACGCAATCTTTGATGCCCGCATTGCGCTGGAATCCAAAGACGTGTCGATCGACGGCATGACCGCAGTCTTCACTCCTGACGACTACTACGCGATCACCAATTCCTCGCGGGCCATCAACACCGACTTCAACGGTTCTGGCGGCTCCAACGGCACCATCGCCGACGGCAAGACCATGCGGGTGGCTGGGATCTCGATCAAGAGCTCCAACCACGTCACCCAAGCCGCCTACACCAACGTGGCCGGTGACTACAACCCGGACTATGCCCAGAACCTGAGCAAGTGCCGCGGCCTGATCTACAGCAAGGAAGCAGTGGGTGTCCTCACCCTGCTGTCCCCCTCCCTGCAGGTCACAAGCGGCGACTTCAACATTCAGTACCAGGCTTCCCTGCTTGTGGCCCGCCAGGCCCTGGGCATGGGCACCCTGCGCTCTGAGGCAGCTGTGGCAGTTGTCATCCCCTAGCCTTCCGCTTGGGTGAGACCCTGGGGGGCTGGCGGAGGCTGGCCCCTTTTTTTATGGCCCGTAGCATGTGAGCAACGCCCCCGTAGGGATCTGATGGGCCTTGCCAACCAATCTCGAACGCACAACAGGACCACCCTGCTTGAAGCCGTTGGGATCCTGCTGGAGAACATCGGCGAACAGCCGGTCGACAGCCTGGAGAACGAACAGATCCAGGACGCCCGGGTGGCGGAGCGCACCCTGCTGGAGTTCCACAAGGAAGGACAGACCAGCGGCTGGAGTTGGAACGCTGAGGAGGCCTACCCCTTCACCCGTGACGCAACTACCAAGGAGATCAGCGTCCCAGCAAACGTGCTGCGCTGGACGATTGACCCGTACCAATGGGCCGGCCGTTTCCAGCTCAGGGGCCAGCGGGTCTATGACCGCGACAACCGCACCTACCAGCTCACCGACGACATCACAGAGCTGACTGCTGATGTGGTCTGGATGCTGCCTTGGGATGACTGCCCTGAGGCCTACAACCGCTGGGTGGTGATCCGTTCTGCCCGGGTCTTCTCCGATCGGATCTTGAGCAGCGACTCAATCTTCAAGTACACCGAGCTCGACGAGCGGGCTGCCCGGGCTGAGCTGCAACAGATGGAGCTCCAGCAGGGCCAGTACAACTACCTGACGGGTGGTCCCAACCTGCGGCCCTTCCCCACCTACAGCCCTGGTGCTGGCCTGGTTACCCGTCGGCTTGGCGCGGGGCATCGGATCTAATGGCTGAGCTTTACAGCTACACAATCCCCAACCTGATTCAGGGGATCAGCCAGCAACCGGACGCCCAGCGGGACCCCAGCCAGGCCGAGTTGCAGGTCAATGCGGTTAGCTCGATTGCCGAGGGCCTGCGCAAGCGTGACGGGAGCGTCTGCCTGGCCAAGGTGTCGGACACCTCCTTTGGCGATTGCTTCATCCATTCGATCCTGCGCGATTCCAGCGAGGAATATCTGGCTGTCATCACCACGACCGCCATCAAGGTGTTTGACCTGGCCGGCGTTCAGAAAACGGTTCTGACGCCTGGTGGCTTTAGCTACCTGACCAGCATCACTGACGCCCGCCAGCAGATCAGGGCCCAGACGATTGCTGACTACACCTTCATCCTCAACACCAACACCGCGGCGGCGATGGATGCGGCAGTGGCGCCCATCACAGCCCGGCCCTACACCTATGAGGCGCTGGTGTGGGTGAAGGCTGCCAACTACGGCCAAACCTACAAGGTGTTCCTGAACGGCACCTTGGCCACGGTCACGACAGCAGTGGCGCCTGTGATCTCCTCGGGGACAACGGTGACCGAGAACCGGATCAGCTCTGCCGACATCGCCGAACAGATCAAGGTCGCCCTGGCCGGTGTCAGCGGGGTGACGATCAGCCGGGAAGGTTCGGTGCTGTGGATCAGATCCAACACTGCCTTCACCATTTCAGCCACTGATGCCCGGGCCAATGCCGACATCACGGCGATCCTGTCCCAGGTGCAGGCCTTCACCGAGCTGCCAACGATTGCGCCCACTGGCTACCAGGTGGAGATCGTTGGCGATCCGGGCAACAACTTCGATGGCTACTACGTCGAGTTCAAGCCCCGCAGCGGCAGCTTTGGGGAAGGCACCTGGAGCGAGACGGTCAGCCCAGGGGTGGAATACAAGCTGGCGCCACTGACCATGCCCCACCTGCTGGTGCGGCTGCCAAGCGGGAGCTTCTACTACGGGCCAGCCAATGGCGCCACCGTGGAAGGGGTCACTTTGCCCAGCTGGGGCCAGCGCACGGCGGGCGATTACGTCACGGCCCCTGACCCCAGCTTTGTCGGCAGAACGATCAACGACGTCTTCATCTACAAGAACAGGCTGGGCTTCCTGGCAGACGAGAACGTCGTGCTCAGCCGCACCAGGGAGTTCTTTGAGTTCTTCCCAGAGACGGTCACCACCGTGCTCGACACGGATCCGATCGACGTTGTGGCATCCAACAACCGGGTGTCAGTGCTGTATTACGCCGTCCCGTACCAGGACGAGCTGATCCTGTTCAGCAGTCAGTACCAGTTCCGCTTCAACGCGGCTGAGACGGTCCTGACGCCAGCCACGGCGCAGATCACAGTGCTGACCCAGTTCGAGGTTGACGTCACCGTCAGGCCCCAGCAGATGGGTGGAGCGATCGTCTTCGCCCAGGCCAACGGCCAGTGGACCCGGTTTCGGGAGTTCAGCATCCGGGGGGCCGGCACTGCCCTGACTGCTGACGCCCAGGACCTGACCCAAAACGTGTCGAGCTACATCCCCAGCGGGGTGTTCAAGCTGGCCATGAATGACACCAGCAGCACCGCTTTTGCGATCAGCGGAAATACCGGCTACAAGGATCGGATCTACCTCTACAAATACTTCTTCCGCAACACCGGCCAGGGAGCTGAGCGGGCCCAGTCCAGCTGGAGCCATTGGGAGTTCAGTGGTGTGGACGAGGTGCTGCAGATCCTGTGCGTCCGGGAAACCCTTTACTGCTTGATGCGGTACGGGAGCAAGGTCTTCCTGGAGAAGATCCCGGTTCAGGACCGCCTGGCGGAATCAGGCAGCGTCGATCCCCTGGCCTACCCGATGCTCCTCGATCGCAAGGTTGACAGCACCACGGCCACGCCAACGGCGCTGCGGATTGCCCTTGGTACTTACAACTCAGTCACCAAGATCACCACCTGGACCCTGCCTTATGTCGTCAGTGCGCGGACGCAGCTTTGGTCAGAGTTCAGCGCAGACCCGACGGCGAAGCCTGGGAATGTCCTCTTGGGTGAAACCAGCTCAGGAAGCACCATCACCGGCCGAGGGAATTGGTCCACCACCAATGTCGTTGCTGGAGAGGCGTTTGCTTTCCAGTACCGATTCACCCGCTTCAAGCTGATGCGCGAGATCGGCGGTGGCAAGGCATCAGCCAACGCCATGCGAACCCAGGTCCGCCAGGCCAAGCTCCGCTACCACGAAAGCGGCTTCTTCCAGATCGCCGTCAAGCCGGAAGGACGCGACGAGAACCTCTACACCTTTGATGGCACCCTGCTGGGGGTGAGGGACTCCCTGGTGGGTCCGACTGCCAGCCAGATGTCGACCTCCCGCTACTACGAGGGTGTCTTCAACATCCCTGTGATGTCGAGGGGTGAGCGCTGCACGGTGGAGATCAGGAATGGCACCCCCCATCCCTGCAAGTTCAGCACCTGCGAATGGATCGGCCTGATTACGGGCAAGGCGAGGTCAATGCAATGAGGTGGGCCTTTCCAGACGCTTATGTCGTCAACTTCATCGCCGACAACATCAGGCCTCAAGACGAGCAGGAGGTGCAACTCAGCCATGCCATCAGCGGGCCTGTTGCGGTGCTGAGCAGCTGGGCCAACAGCAGTGTCTGCCGGGCGATCCTGGGGGATGACGACGTGCCCGTTGGCATCAGCGGCCTGGTGGACAACACGATCTGGCTGCTGGGTACAGAAGGCCTCACGGCAACCCGCAGTCATCGCCTGCAGCTAATCCATCGCGGCAGGGAATGGGTTGATTACTGCCAGGACAAGGTTGACGCGCCGATTGGCAATTACGTCTATGCCAAGAACCGAATGTCGATACGCTGGCTGAAGCACCTTGGCTTCCATGTGAGCCAACCTGAACCCTACGGACCAAGCGCTGCTTTGTTCTGTCCCTTTTGGAGGTCACGCTGATGATTATTGATCCCATCTCAGCGGTAGTCGGCGGCCTCTCGATGGGGCTAAACCTGCTTGGCAGCTCCGCCGCTGAGAGCGCCAAACAGCAGGATTACGTCAACCAGACCGCCTTCCAGGATGCGTCGGGGGAGTTCAACCGCTGGCAGGCGGGCATGAACGCTCAGATGAACAACCTCAACTCTCAGTACGGCTACTGGGCGGAGACGGTCAACTACAACCAACAGCTGGCACACACCAACCAGCTCAGGAACTACGAGCTGGCCAAGGAGCTGGACCAGGCCAAGCGTGTCGGAGAAGCCCGTACAGGCGCCGGCACCAACTACATCGTCAACTCAGAGGCCATCCAGCAGGCCCTCCAGGAGCGGGGGATGCAGGAGGCCGTGGCAATGCAGCAGTACACCTACAGGGCCCTGCAGGCGTCCGCCAGCTACGCCGCAATGGGGCAAGAGGGCCAATCCATGGATCGCCATGTGGCCAACTTCGCAAGGCAGGCAGGTGACTACAGCGCCCTGCAAGCGATCGGGCAAAAGCTGCAGGAGAGGCAGTACCGAAGGGACCAGCTGTCGACCATCACCACCTATCTGAACCAATACAACAGCCAGCAGTTCTACGAGAAGACTCCCTACATGGATCCCGTGGCTCCGTTCCCTCCGCTGCCGACGATGCTCGCCCCTGCTGGCCCATCTATGCGGGGAGCCGCACCGACAAGCAATGGCCTGCTGAACGCAGGAACAGCCGTGCTTGGCGGCGTCAACACTTATTTCAGCACTGCCGCGTCCGTCAAAGGACTGCGCTAAATCCACCACAAAGGTCGATTAACCAATGCCAAACATCGAATCGCTCCCTTACGGCCAGATCAACGCAGCGGCCAAGCCGGTCGATGCCTTCATCAGTCCGGTCAACTACCAAAACGCTCAGCCCTCTCAGCCGCAGGGACTGCCAAGCCCGAAGGGCGCCTCAATGGTCGGCACGTCAGGCACTCCCAATGTGCAGGGCTACAACAGCTTCGAGCAGTTGGCTGTGGCCCTAAAGCCCTTCAGTGAGCAGCTCGTCAAAACAGCTCAGACCGCTGGCCTGCAGTACGCCGCCTGGCAGATGGACAGGGGTGAGGCTCAGGCGATGGAAGCGTTCCGCCGGGCCCAGGTGAACGTCGATCTCAGCTCCGAAATTGCCGAAAAGGATCACGCCCACTCGAACCGGGCGCTGGCCATCAAGGACCCCCAGGCGGGTTGGCTGATGCACATCCTCAACCCCTACGCCCGGATGGGTGTTGAGCGCGGCAACAGCAAGCTGGCTGGCCAGGAAATTGCGATGGGGATGGCTGGCTATGTGGCGAAGCAATCCAGCCGCATTGACTACAACTCCCCCGACCAGGGCTTCAGTGCGCTGAGCGTGATCCGCTCTGAGTACATCAGCGAGGTCACCAAGAAGTACGGCGTCAACGAAAACTCACCAGGCTTCCAGGCCTACACGGCACCAAAGATTGAAAGGGCCAGCGAGAGCGTGGCGCAAAAAGTCCAGGAAGATCGCACCAAGTTTTATGACGAAATGAAGCCAAGGCAGTTGGCAGCACTGCTGAGCAACGAAATGTCCGTGATACTTAAAGACAAAAAGTTTGAATACAGAGGAGTTGCCTACACCACCGCTCAATTCGGGAAAGACTTGTCACCCTTCTATTACTTGATGGGCAAAAAGCTCAATGACATGCAAAGGGATTACCTGCAATCAGCTGGCCTGCCTGGCGCGGCAAGCAAGTGGACCAGGGAGGCCTACGAGATCATGAGCGCTGATGCCGAGTTTCGGGACAACCCAGGAGCCCGCAAGGCGTTGGGGGTGCTTCAAAGCTCTGAACCGCTCAGGGGCTTCGATGGCAAGCCCGCAAAAGACCCCGACGGCAACGACATCTACCTCAGCTGGGATCAGCTCTACAGCAAGGAAACGATCGACAGCAAGATTAAGTACCAGCAGGCCGGCTATGCGTCTCGCAATGGCCAAATGAAGGACATCGGCCAGCGGGCTGCCGGCGTTATCTCCATGGCAATCGAGGACATGCCGCCAGGTCCGGGTCGGATGGAGGCTGGCAAAAGGGCGCTTGATGGCTTCGTGCAAGCTGAACAGCAAAGACTTGGCCGACGGTTAAACCCAACGGAGATTTATCAGATCCGCAAGGACTTCAAGGAGGCCCTTGAACTCAACTCGGATCTGGTGTTTGAGCTGGACGACCCGAGGGTCGAGGTGTCCTACATGGGCCAGCTTGGCCAGAAATACGGCTCCGACTTTGATGGCAGGAAGGAGCGGGCCCAGGTGCAGGCCTTGGCAGCGACAATCCGCGACCCCAAGCGGGCCCAGCAGTTCCTGGTTCAGGCAAACGGAGAAATCCGTCGCAAGGAGATCGAGGCGCAGGGGTTCAGCCGCTACTCAGGTCCCAGGGACAAGATTGTCAACGACAACATCAAGGCCCGGCTGCAGCGCAATTACGAGATCGGCTCAGGGGCCACCGACTACACCAAGCCCGACAGGGTTGAGTCAGAGCGCCGCCAACGGTTTGCTTATGTGAATCACGTCAACACCAGGCTCAAGGAGGCTGAGGCAAGGAACAAGGGCCCCCTTTCCGACACCCAAGTCCGCTCGATCACTCAGGAAGCGATTGACGATTACGGCTCAAAAGACAAATCCCAGGTGGAGTACCTGTTTCCCGGCAGCGCTGCCTATCCGCAAAGCAAATCGGTCGATCCCTACGGCACCATCAAGCCGATCCAGCTTGGCCCTGACGGCAAGCCGAAGGTCACGACCACGCCCATGCCCAGGGTCTACGACCTCAAGGAGCTGGACGACATTCCCAACCGCTCAGTCGAGCTCAGGCAGTATCAATCCAAGCCCGTCCTGTCCCTTGGGGTGATCCGTGATGCCCTGCTGGGCACGATCGACGGCAAGCCCATGAGCATGAAGCTGGAGCGGGCCTGGCGCGATGCTGGCGCCCCGAACGCCTACCAGTTCTTCCAGGATCAGCTGAAGTTCTATCCGAACTACAGGCCTGAGTGGACCCCTGGCGAGCTGAATAAGGCCCGCAAGCGCCTGACCTCTTCTGTGACGGTCACCAATGCCAACCAGGGCCTGGTCTCCATGGCGCCCCAGCACCCCAAGTTGTCGATGATTGGAGGGCGCTTCCTTGATGTGCTGACGGGCGCCTCGGTCGGCTAGGACCTACTCAATTACGACCCCGGACAACTCCGCGCTAATGCGTTGGAATGAGGGCAGTAAAGCGATAGGAGCCAATGGCTACCGAACGGCGCGGTCTGTCCGTCAGCGAAGCAACGCCCGTGCTGCCGGCAGAAGGCGTCAAGGCAACACCAGCAGCTGCACAGGCATCCCATCCGTGGTGGTGGTACATGTCGCCGGCCGGCATCAGCAACGAGGTGCGCTATCGGCAGACGCAGCAGCTACGCATCAACAAGGGGTACACCTACGCCGGCCGCGTTGGCCTGATGAACCTTTACCGGGGACCGAACGGAAAGATCACCTCAGGCCCGCTGCCAACCCAGAGGGACATCCTTTATGGCGCCACGGTCAAGCCTGTCGTCACAGGGGCTCTACTGGCGACCAACCTGGTCCAGCGGGCCACCAACGGCTTAAAGCCTGCTGACCCCAACTCCTCCCCTGTTGGCCGGGCCATCACCAGCACGGATCGCAGCATCAAGACCGCCCTCGGCATCAAGCAGGACGAGCAGCGATTGCCCGAGGACCTTGGGCTTCAGCAGCTCTCCTCCGACATTTCGACGGGAATCCTTGGTGGCTATGGGGGCCATCTCGCCATTGGGGCCAATGCCTTCACCAAAGGAGCCTTTGCAGCGCTGCACCCTGGCGTTCAGCAGGCCCTGCGCTGGAGTGCCGGTACAGGCATCGAGTCATCAATCAGCACCCTGCTGACGGACAACCGCCTAGGGAACGCCGCCAACCTCTTTGGCCCCAACACCCCCGGGGCTGTGCAGCCAAGCGACGACATGGTGTCGGCTGCAGGCAAGTCGCTGCTTCCCAATGCGATGGCTGAAGCAGCGGCATCGCTGGGCTTTCTGGCTGTTGGCAAGGGCCTTAAAAACGTCGGCCGCCGGCTCAAGGAAGGCCGGGTGATGGACGAGGTGAGGAAGGCCCGGAGCTGGGCGGCCGAGAACGGCCTCCAGACCGAAGTCGATGACGGCCATGAGTTCACCCCTGAAGCCCAGAAGCCCAGCCCAGCCCCGGCAGCAGCAGCCCCGGCGGCACCAGCAGCACCAGCAGCACCAGCAGCGCCCGCCACGGCCAAGGCAGCAGAGGACCAGCTCCTCGGCCCCGAAGAACCCCCGGCCTACGACCCCCAGGCGCCTGAGATCGACACGGCCATCCATGCCGCCGATCAGCTTGATGACGACCACCTGAAAGCAGCGGCCCAGGGCGGCGGCCCGGTGTTGACCGAGCTGGAGAACCAGCTGACAAACCAGCAGGACAACTACCAGCCCCAGCCGACCCAATCCGTCGAGCAGGTCAGCGCACCCTCCCGAAACCTGGCTGATCCAGTCGTGCCCTACGAGGCGCAATGGCAGCAGCTGCCAAACAACTCCCTGCTGTCCTTTGCCTCACCCGACAACAACCCAGACCTCTTTCAGGCAATCCAGAGCCAGACCGGACGCGACTACCAGGAGTTCACCCGCCAGGACGTTCTCGATGGGTTGAAGACGCTTCAGGCCAATGGGACAACGGTGCTGCCAAGCCGGCTTCAGCCTGGGCAGTCCTCAACGGATGTCGGATCACTTTCCGTTGATCCCCCGCGCTTCCAGTACAAGGACAACGTGAACGCCCAGGGCCAGCAGGCCGGCGGCTCCCTTGATGGCGTCACCAAATGGAACACCGACCTTGAGCAGGTAAATCTGATCTGGAATGACCCCCAGGACGGCCAGACCTACATCGTCAATGGTCACAACTCCCTGGCCAAGGCAAAGGAGCTGGGCGTTCGCTCGATCCAGACGAAGGAGATCCTCGCCAACACCGCAGAAGAAGCCAGGACCGTTGGAGCCAAGGCCAACATCGCTTCTGGCGCTGGCACAGCCTTTGATGCGGCCAAGATCATTCGCCAGGAGGGAATCCAAGATGCTGCCGGGCTAGATGCTGCCGGTATTCCTCTCAAGGCTGGCCAGGGCGAGAAGAGCTTGGGAGTTCAAGGCCTGGCCCTGAGCAAGCTGCCGGACGGCCTGTTCCAGCAGGCAATCAATAGCGAACTGGCCTTGGGCCGGGCCCTGGCCCTTGGCGGCAGCGGGCTGGATCCAGCGGACATGATCCGCATCGCTGGCCTGGGTGCCAAGAAGGACATCAGCGAGCGCGGATTTGCTGAGCTGGTGCAGATGGCAGCCTCGGCCCCGAAGGCCGCCGATGGGCCCCAGGGAGGCATCCCTGGCATGGATGAATGGATGAAGGACTCATCCGTGCTGCAAAAGGCTGAGCTCTCAGCCAAGGTCCGTGCGGAGCTAATCAGCAATAAGAACCTGTTCGGCAGGGTTGGCAAAAGCAAGGCCACCCAGGCGCTGGCAGAGAAGGGCGGAACTCAGGTCAACCAGGGCCAGGTGATGACTGCTGCTGACGTGGCCCGGGGAGTGCTCGATGAGTTCGATCGGGACAAGTACCTGGCCGGCACACCGATCAGCGAGTTGCTGAATCAGGGCGCAAGTGACATCGCCGCCGGGGCAAAGCCTGACGCGATCAAGAAGCGGATCCTGCAGCAGCTGGAGCAGGCCGCCGAAGCGGCGCCGCCCGCGATCAAGCCCGAGGAGCCGGCCCCTGCCCCGGTGGAGCCAGTCGATGCCCCGCTGCTGCCGGAGCAACGCAACGAGCTCAAGAAGCAGCTCATCAAGAAGGCAATCCAGAACGGCGAGGTGCGCCCGAGTGCGCTGCCGATCCCTGAACTGCCCGATGGCCCCCGGAACCTGTCAGATCCAGCGCTGGCCATGGAGGACGAGCTGCGCCTGGCGGAGGAGTACGGCCGGCGCGATGCAATCCGCGAGCAGGTGGAGCTGGAAGCAGCCCGCAAGCGCATGGGCTGGGACGACATGACCCTGGACCAGAAGAAGGCCAACGGGATGCTGGATGGCTGGAAGGAAGAAGCACCCATGGATAGCCGTGGGCAGGGCCGGTTCTTCCATGGCGCTGCCGGCGAGTTTGAGCTCACGGACGGAGGAGAGTTTGGCGGCGATGGAATGAATATCTATGGAAGCGGCCTATACGCAACTGACAGCCTCAACCTTGCAGGTAAGTACCAGAAAAAGAATAGGACTAGGGGAGCAATGATTAACGGCGTTATTTACGAAGTAACTGAAAAGAAGCCAATAAAGTTCTTTAACATGGATGAACCCGCGTCAGCGGAAGTGCTCAATAAGCTGCGTGGCGTGGCCGGCTATGACTCCATGAGAGAGCTGACGGAGACTTCGATTGACGAGCTTGGCGACAGTCCATCACTAGCTAGCATTTTTGATGAAATGCGAGCCTATTCCAAGGAGTACAACGTCCCAGCGTTCGAGCTGCAGGAAATGTGGCACGAGTTCACGCTCAAACTGCAAAAAGACGGCTACGGCGGGTTTACTCATGAGGGAGGGCACCTCGCTGGACGTGGCAAGGAATTGCATCAGGTCCGCATTTACTGGGATCCGGCCAACAGCGTAGACGTTAAAAAAGTCAATTCATCGGGAGAAGAGATTGGGGACTGGGATCCATTTAGTGGCAAGAATCTTCCTGCGGCAAAGCCGCCTGCGCCCGAGCCGCCTGCCAACAGTGCCGCCGGCAAGCAGAAGGCCAAGGAGATCGCTGGCCTGGCGGAGAGAATCCGCTTCACAGAAGAAGTTCGATTGCCGGCCGCGCTGGCGAGAAATGACGGCGACGGTCCAGAAGGACTGGTTGCCCAACTACAGAAGGCGCTGCCCAACTGGAAGCAGCAGTACAAGGAGCTAACCGGCAATCCTTACGCAAGGCAGGAGCCCGCCTTCACCTTCCCCGCCGACCTATCTAAGTCCGACCCCCGCTACGGCATGGCGACTGTCCAGTTCGGCTCCGACCTGGACCGGGCGGCCTACATGCTGCGGGATGGGGCCAAGAAGTCCAAGGGGGAAGATCGCCTAGTCAGCGCCCTGGAGGCAGGCGGCTACGACGTTGCCGCCATTCGCGCCCACGGCAGCAAGGTCAAAGAGGCCATCAAGCAGGCCGCTGGCGGGGGTGCTGCGCCCCAATCGGCAATGACGCTGAGCATCCCCGACCAGGCGTTTACTGCCCCTGCCGCCAGGGCCCCCGCGGCCGCCCCTGCCGTCAAGCTAGATCCCAACGCCAATCCAGAAAGAACAGCACGGCAATTTGGCAGCCTTAACAACGGCAAAGGCAAGTGGGGCGTCACCGAGCAGCAATGGCTGGATACTTTTGATCGCCTAGGCGGCGTCCCCGACTGGTTTGATCTGGTTGGCGGGAAAGCCAACTGGGAAAAGCTCATGCAGGGGCAAGAGATGCCTGAGCTTGAGGGCCGGATCAAAGCTCTTGCTCAAGGGCCAGCAGCAAGCCCTCAACCCCTGCAAAGCATCAGCCATCCCGCCCATTTCAACGTGGGGCGCGGCAATATCGACGACATAATTTCCGGCGCAAAAGGCAAGTATCAAGCGATTGTCAAGGAATTATTAACACAAACTATCAAGAAAGTTGCTGGCGATGAAGGACTGCAAATCAATTTTGTCGATGACTTGCCGGAAGGCATTGTGCCAGCAGCCTGGGGAGGAGATGGGAAGCAGACGTCCGCCATATACGGAACCTATGAAGCATATTCAGATGTTGTCACGATCAATGGCATGAAGAGCCAGCCGTTTTCCGATCTAATAAGCACTGCCTATCACGAAGCTTGGCACCGTATTCAGTTTGCCTTGATGACACTGAAGGAAATGGACGTTTTTGATTCAGTTTTTGGCAAGTGGCGTCTTCAGAACTACACGGGGACACTGGATCAAGAGGCGGCGCGAATCGAGGTTCAGGCAGTCGCTTTCCAAACCTTCTCCATGGCGAAGGAATCCGGCGCGGATTGGCACGGAGACGGAATAAGGGATGAGGTAATCAACGTTCTTAACGAGCAATTCCCACGGAAGGATGGCAGTTCATGGGAAGACACGTTGACCGAGCAGGCCGTCTCCACGATCTTGAAAGTATTTGACAGGTCTCTGGAGTTTGTCGAACGACTGAACAATGCCATTCACTTGCGAGGATTTACCAGCGTGGACGACATCTTTGAAAAGGCCTACTCAGGCCGGATGGCAAAAGAGCGAGCGCTGGACTTTGCTGTTGAGGAGATTGAACCCAATCAGATCAAGCGATTAGATCGAATTCGGAAATGGCGGAAAAATCCCAATGAAGTCCTTGCCAACATTGGTGAGGCCATTTCTGGCATTGACGAGCGAGTCAGTGCTCTCAAATCCCAAGCAATCGCTGGAGGCTGCTAATCATGACCAACTGCGACGACATCTTCAACGAGATCCAGGCCCTTCAGGCCAGGCGTGAGGGCCTCAAGAACAGCCACACAACCCTGAGCAGTGTTGGCCCCGGTGATGGCCCCGGCCCCGGTGATGGCCCCGACCCTGCCCGCACGTTCCTGTTCAAGGACAAGAACGGTCAGGAGTTTGAGGCCAATTTTGACGACCTGTGGCGCCAGATCAGCAAGGACCCCCTTGCCCAGCAGGAATGGGCCCGGAAGGCCGTCGATGGTCGCTACAAGCCGGTGGGGTCAGAAGGCCAATTCGAGAACGTCGGCCTGCTGGTCGATCAGATCGGCCTGGACAACGCCGAGAAGCTGACGGCACTGCTAACCAAGATGACCGGCGACTGGGAGCGGCTGAACCCGGCCGACTTCAACCTGGTCACCCAGGTCAACGATGAGCCCACTCAAATGGCCCGGATGGCCAATGCGTTCAAGGAAGCCCGCGTCAACATCGACACCGACAAGATCAGCCAGGCAATCGCCAAGAACGTGGCCCCCTTCCTGGGGATCTTGAACAACCAGGCCAAGTTGGAAGTGTTTGCCCATGTGACCCGCCTCAATCTGATGAACAAGGTTGCGGCGATGGCGGATCAAATCGCTGCGACCGGGGTTGCCCCGACCCGCGAGATCAAGGTCGAGTTTCTCGACTCCTATGCCAAAGCGATCTTTGCGCACCGCTCCAAGCGGATTGGTTCCCGCCGTTCAGGCCAGCTGCTGAACAACTACAAGCGGCTCATTACTGAGGACTCCAACATGCCGGAGTCCCTGTGGCAGTCGACAGGCGCCGAGGCCAAAGCGGAAGCCCAGGTAATGGCCGACGAAGTGATCGCCCTGACACCTGAGGAAATGGTTAGAGAAGGCAGCCTGGCCCGCCAGGTGGTTGAGGCTGCTGACAAGGGCGAGGCCGGCCTGAAGGACCTCGAAGCCATCCAGCAAACGCTCAAGACCGAGGAAGGCGTCGATCCGGTTGGTGACGACAACGACGGCTGGGAGTCGATCTGGCGCCGCAATGCCCGGGCCGGCTACAAGGACTCGATCCTGAGCAGCTTGCGGTCGGAGCTCCTCTCCAACTACGCCTCCCAGAAGATCGTCTTCGTGGCTGAAGGCTTTAAGCGGGTTGTGGGTCGCAATGCGGGCGAGCTGGGCACCAGGCGGCTGCGGGGGTATCAACCTTCACTGGATGGAGGCGACCCGACGCAGCTCCGATCGAAGCAGCCCACCTACATCAACCCCCTGGCCACCGGCTTCTTCCGGGATGCCCTGAAGGACCAGCTGGACGGCTCGCGCATCGCTGTGGAGGCCGGCCGCCGGGCTGAAGCCATCATCAAGCAGACCTGGGCCGAGTCATTCCAGAAGGGTTTCTTTGAGAGCGACACCCCGTTCGGCGGGAACACCGATCACTTTGTTGGCCGCCTTGGACAGTTGGACGTTGAGGGCCAGTACAAAGCGGCCCATGAGGTGATGGATGAACCGCTCGACCCGAAGCGTTTCCTGTTTCAGCTCAGGGACAAGCTCCACACCGGCCTGAAGCTGCTGGCCAACAGCAAGATCGAGGCGATGGGAGGGCCGCGGCTGCCCGTCTATTCAGCGCTGCAGGCCAACACGGCCGTGGACCAACGAGCTGGGCTTCGGGTCTTCATGACCGATCGGGCCAACGACCTGATGATCGAGCAGGCCGCCATGTACCCCGACCGCACCATCAAGGAGTGGGGGGACGCGATTGACGATCAGCTGGCCGATCAGCTGTACCAGGCGGAACCAACCCCGCAGAACATCAAGGACGCCCGCGAGCAGTTCAACCTGGCGCCTGACGAGCTCACCGATGACGAGGTTGCGGCCTACCTAGCGGCGGAACGGATTGGCTATCCAGTCCTGAGCACCCCGGGCCAGTACGGCTCGATCACCGAATCCATCCGGCAACGGATGCAGGAACGCCACACGCGAGGTGCTGCTGGATTTGTCGACAACGCCATGACCGAATTGCGGCAGTCAGAGCTGGGTGATGCAACCGTTCCGTTCTGGCGAGCACCCTTCAACCAGGTGATCTGGGACGTGAGCCTGGCCAATCCCTTCAGCCCCGCCATGAAGGTGGCCCAGGTGGCCTACAACCTGCCCCAAGGGAAGGTGACACCCAAGATGCTGGCCGAAGCCCAGGCATCCACCTTGACCTGGTTGTCGCTGGCTACAGCAGCGCTGGCGCTCAGGAGCCAGGGATTGATTACCGGCAATGGCCCCCTGGATCCACAGGCCCGGAAGCAGTGGGTACAGCGCCTGAACGCTGAGCACAAGGTCCCCAACAGTGTCTTCGGCATCCCCTTCAACATGGGCGGCATCCCCGTGCTGAACAGCCTCTTCCTGCTGGTTGACGCCATGGACGTAATCGACCAGGGCAACGTCAGCAAAAACGACCAACTCAATGCTTTCCAGGGACTTGTCCAGGTCGGAGCCGGCACCGTGATGAGGATGCCTGCCTTCCGTCAGGTGCAGATGACCTATGACGCCTTCGCCAACGGCAATGAAAACGCCTTCCGCAAGCTGTCGGGTTGGTTCCTTAATGGACAGGCCAACCCCTTCTCGGCAGGTGAGCGCATGGCGGAATGGGCCAGCGGCACCCAGGCCAACGACCTAGTGGCACCTAGGGGCTTCGGCAGCGGCCAGGATCGCTACGACTTCAACAGGCTGCCGGAGGATCACCCCCTTAAGTCCACTTGGAGTGGGGTGCGGAGATGGGTCTACGAATCCAACCCTGGCATTTCTCACTGGATGGGCTTGCGAACCAAGGAAAAGACCTGGCTTGGTCGGGATCTTGTCCGCCCCGATGGCATTTTCCGTGGTGAATGGCCCATTGGGGTTCCTGGCATCTGGCAAACCAACCAGGGCGACTCCCTGGTGGAGCAAAAGCTCGAAGAACTTGGGATGCTGAACCCGCCCAAGGCGCTGATGTCCGGCAAGCTCGGCTCAGGTTTCATGACCCCCGACCTGGAGGAGGAGTACAACTTCGCCCTGGGCCAGGTGAAGCCCGCCCGACCCTTCTCCCGCGACTCTCAGCACGGCGGCACAGTGATCTGGAGGGGCCCTGAAGCTGTTGAGCAGTTGCCTGGTGGGCGCACCAGAACGGCTCGACCCACGGTTGACCTGACCCGGCTAATGGATGAGGCAACCAACGGCCGCACGGTGCGGGAAGCGCTCAATCACCTGCTGCAGAGCAAGCAGTACAAAACCTGGGATGCCGACCCACGTTTCACCACCAACCCCCGGATCAACGACCTGCCCAGGCAGATGCGCCAGCGCCAGCCCGGCCCGACCCTGATTCAACACATCAAGGACTACTACGCGGACCTTGCTGAATCCGAAATGGAAAAAAGCGCCACGCCGGCAGCAGTTCAGTGGAGAGCGGACAAGGAGAACCTCCAGCTCGATGCCAGGGAAGTGCCATCAGCCCAGCGGTTCCTCCAGCAGACAGCGCGGTAGCAACTGGGGCGGCAGGGAGCCACAATGATTCCAACGCCCCCGTAGCACTCCACCATGGCCGCCACCCCCTACTCCTACAGGCAGTACCCGGGGGACGGCTCCAACCGCGACTTCTCTGTCCCCTTCCCCTTCCTGCTTCGGGCCCATGTAGGCGTCTACCTGGGCCTGAACGTGGCGACCGGCGTCTACACCACAAAGCTGGTGGACGGCACCGGTTACACCTGGACCAACGACGGCAGCATCCGCACCACCACGGCACCGGCCACGGGTGTGACGCTGAGCGTGATGCGGACCACCCCCTCCAGCGACCTGGCGGTTCAGTGGCAGGACGGGTCCACTTTGATCGCTGAGGACCTGCTGACCTCAGACCGGCAAAACCTCTACGTCGTCCAGGAGACCACCGACCTGACGGACTTGAGCAGCGCCCTGAGTCAGACGGCGACGACCACGGCCAACACGGCCCTGACGAACTCGACGGCGGCCCAGGCTTCTGCTGCGGCTGCGACGACAACGGCCAACACGGCCATCAGCAACGTCTCAGCAGCAATCTCTACCGCAAATACCGCCAGCACCAACGCCACCGCAGCGGTAACGACGGCCAACACGGCCAACACCAAGTCAGACACTGCGATTGCCGCTGTGGCTGCATCAGTGGGCTACACGTTTGTGGCAAATGTCGCGGCAATCCCTGGCTCACCTGCCAACGACACCTACATATCGGTCACGGATTCAACTGGGCTGCAGTCCTTCACGCCGCTGAGCGGAATCCCTGCGGGGTTTGCTGGCGACGCTGGGCTGACCGCCCGCCTGGTCTACAAGACGGCAACAACCAGCTGGGTGTGGATCGACTACTACACCAACAACTCAGATGCTCGGTATTTGAGGTTGTTGGGTGGTACTTTAACTGGTCCGCTTACTAACGCACTAGGAACAGCAGCTCTACCTGCACTTACTTTTACCAGTGACACCAGCACTGGTATTTATAGTCCAGGTTCAGACCAACTAGCCTTTACTACTCAAGGAGTAGAAAAACTCCGTATTGGCAGTGTTGGTCAATTAGGAATCGGTGGCGCTACCTATGGCGCAAGTGGTCAAGTTCTTACGTCGGGTGGCACTAACGCAGCCCCTACTTGGGCAAATGCATCTGGTGGTGGTGGTGGTATTACTTCTAGTGTCGCCGTTGCATCCACCAGTGGCGCATCAATTAACTTTACCAACATTCCGGCAGGAGTTAAGCGAATAACAGTGCTGTTTAACGGAGTAAGTACAACGGCAACTAATAATTTTAACTTAATCGTCCGTCTTGGCACTGCGGCTGGTGGCATATCAAGCACTGGCTATGTTTCTAATGCTTCAAATCAAACCAGTGGGAGCCTAAGTGTCAGTATGTCAACTTCCGGTTTTCTTGTCAATAGAGGTAGTCTTACTTTTAATATAACTGGTGCAATTACTTTAGCCTTGCTTGACGAAGGCGCAAATTTGACTTGGGTTGCATCTGGTACCTATCTTCAGCCCATAGTGAATTATATGGGTTATGTTTCGGGTAGCAAGACTTTTACTAGCGCAATAGACCGAGTCAGTGTTGCAACTGTGGACGCTAACACGTTTACAGCAGGTATCATCAACATCCTATACGAAAGCTAAACATGGAACGGATTGAAGTCAATGTCATCACTGGGAAGCAGACAATCATTCCTTTGACTGCAGAGGAGATCCTGGAGATTCAGTCACGCCCACAAACAGAGCCCCAGGCCCCCGCACTCCAGCCGAAAAACTTGCAGCAGCCGGCCTGACGGTGGACGACCTCAAGGCACTGCTGGAGCTTTGACCCTTGCGGGTGTGCCGCGCCGCTGGAACCGGTAGCATGGTCTCAGCATGGCGCGGCACACTGCTTCCCCGAGCGATGGACCCCAAGGACTCCTCAAGCCATCGCTTCTCCTGGCGGGAGGTCGAGCAGCAGGTCGCCGCAGGCCTGATCCTGGCATCAGTAGCAGGGATTGCTTTCATCGCTTACACAGTCCCCCGCCAGCTTGACCTGGTGATCCAGACCCAGAAGGTCATCACCGACAAGACTGATGCCCTGGAAGCCCGCGTCGGTCAGACCGAGGGAACTGTCCAGCGGATTGAAATTCGCGTAACTCGACTAGAATCAAGCAAGTAAGCCATTCATTCCAGTGGCCAACAGAATTACTGACTTCGCCGAAGCAGCCGTAGCAGTTCATGCCGCGGCCGTGGCGATCGTCAACCTGACACCAACGCCTAAGGACGACGTAATCCTTGGAAAGTATTCGGCAGTCATGGTGAAGCTCTACAGGGCCATTGAAGTGTTGGCTGGGGTTGTCACTCCACTGGTGAAGCGGTAACTGCTGGCAGGTCCTCCTACGCCCTCGTAACATGGGGCAAGTTCTGCGCCTACTACCATGTCCGACTACTGGGGTGGCACTGTTGCCAACGGCAACGCCTTTCGATCAGTCAAGACCTTCAGCCGCCCTGCGGACACCACTGCCTACGCAGCGGGCGACGTGATCGGCGCTTCTGGCACGTCAGGCGCAACGCTTCAGCTGCCCCTGGTCGGCCCTGTTGGTGGCGTCGCCCTAATCAGCGCCTGCAGGCTGAGGATGTCTGGAACGGCCCTGCCCAGTGGGATCGGCGCATTTCGCTTGCATCTTTTCAGCGCATCCCCGGCCTCTGCGGCCGACAACGCCGCATTTGTTACGACAGCAGGGGAGATGCCGTCCTACATCGACTACATCGACATTCCTGCCCCTGAGCTGATCGGCGGCAACTTCATCGCTCGCACCGTCAGCTATGTCGGGATTCCATTCCAGCTTGTCAGTAGCAGCCTTTGGGCTGAGCTGGTCACCGTCAATGCTTTTACTCCAGTCTCGGCGGCATCTTTTGAAGTGCATCTGGTAGGTGTTGGCCTGGGCCTGCAATCATGAGCATCGTCCTTCCCGGCGTCAGGCAGGCGCTCGACCCTGGCTGGGCACGCAACAGGCTGTGGCGCAGCGCTAAAAGCGTTCCGTCGCTTGATCTCAACTTTGCTTCCAGCAAGTCCTTGATCGACTCGACCAGCGGCAAGAGTCTAATCACCTTCACCCGCGCCAGCACCGGCATGTACGTCGGCAGTGATGGGTTGATTAAGACGGCGGTGACGAACCTGCTGACTTATAGCGAGCAATTTGATAACGCGGCGTGGACAAAAGGAGTAGGAGTTTCTGTTGCGCCCAACACAACAATTTCTCCCGTTGGGACGCTCACTGCAGATACGGTAACCGCTGACTCCGGAATCAGTATCTTACAAAACATTAACTCGGTTGTCGGAACAAGTTACACCAATTCAGCGTATGTAAAAGCCGGGACTGCTACATCAGTGATGTTCCGAGATGACACTGGAGCAGGTCGTCACATTGTTTTTAATCCATCAACCGGAGTGATCACAGCAACATCTGGTACTTTTGTATCAACACCTGTATCGCAACCTTTAGGCGATGGGTGGTACAGGTATTCAATGACGTATGTCGCAGACACTACTTCTGTGCGCGGCCTTATCAGGCCAAACAGCGCAGGATCCGCTCAAACATTTATAGCCTGGGGCGCTCAAATTGAAGCAGCCTCCACCGTCGGCGAATACATCCCAACCACGTCCGCGATCAACTCTGCCCCACGCTTCGACCACAACCCGACCACGGGTGAAAGCCTTGGCCTGCTGGTGGAGGAGGCTAGGACGAACTTAATTATTACATCTGAGGCTTTAGCAAATATCACTGGCGCT